CTACTAGCATCCACCTGGTCCTTATACTTCGAGTTAGGAAAGTGCTTCAACTCCAGGCGATAATCAGCGTTCCAGGGCCGATCCAATAAAGTAACATTGCCCGCGTTCACTTGGGAAGAGAACGGATCAGCACGGTCAATCTTATCACCCTCACTCTTTCCGACCTTGATAACCTTAACCTTATAGCCGCTTAACATCCTGGTTGTTTGCTCGGCGCTCTGCTTGCCGCCACTGCCGCCTTCCTGTTCAAGGCCGATAACCACATTACGACCGTCGCGCATCGCTGTTCTGAGGATTAGTTCCTCACGCCTGGCACTGTCAACCCTCACGCGAATCACGTCCGCGACCCAGTAAGTGCCTAGATCGTCCTTGCCCATGAGCACGCCCACTGTGTAGGCGCCTCCCCCACTAGTGCCGGCCTTGTCCCAGAATCTCACTAGCCTGGTAAAATTCGGCGCCATGGGCGCAGACAATAACCTGTCCACTTTGAACATACCCCCCTCGGGGGGCGCCGGGTCTTGTAGAAACTGCCCGGCGTAAGCATATTCAGTCATGTCCCTCTCACACTGGCGCAGCACACTCCTGGGAAGTCTCACCGGGTCCATAAGGCCTTTTTTATAATACCTCCTTAATCTTTCTGGCTTGACGTTCTCGGTCAACTCCGCGGGCAGACAAATATGCCGCACGCCAGGGCGCCTAAGAAATAAACCAGTTGGATCGTCCTCGTGCAACCTTTGCATGATTAAAAAAGTCGGCGCCACGGCCTTGTTGACCTTTCTCGAAGGCAGGGTGTGTTGCAGCCACCTATTGGCGCTATCCAGGTCCGTCTCGCTGAAGGCCTGGTTAGGATCAATGGGATCGTCCACCACGATGAAGTGCCCGTGCCTACCCGTGACGTTGCCTTTGACAGCAGTTGAATATCTGTAACCGCCTAGCGTGTTCGCGAAGTAACCTTTCGCACTCTGGTCGCTTCTGAGTCTCACTTCGGGGAAGTACTCCTGGTACTTGGGTGAGGTCACGCAGTCCCTGGCTTTAAGGCTTAAGTCTAAACTCAGGTCATAAGCGTAACTACCAAAAATGCCTTTGGCGGTCGGCATGCGCGTCCACACCCAGGGGATACTTAACACGCTCATGGTAATACTCTTCGTGCTACCAGGACTAACATTAATCACGCTATCGCCGTCACGAGGCTCGTTCCTAAAGACCTTCTCCATCATGTGCTGGAATTCGTCGCACATGACCTTAATATGCCAATTCCACACAGGCTCCTCGACCATAACCGTGTCGATGAACTCGCGCACGAACTCGTAGTACGACTCGCGCACAATGCTACGCACAAGGTTGTGCTCGCTGAACGCACGCTTGCGGCCGTAGTTGGGCTTGAGCCTGGTGTCGAACTTAGGTTTTTTAACGAGTGCGACCATGTGATTACTCCTGGACTACTCTTGGGGGGTCACGTCTTTGGGTGGGAGTTGGAGTTGCTTCTTGCGCAGCCCTCCCAGAATTTGCTTCTTCGTTTCGAGAGGAAGGTCGAGTTCGTCCACGTCGATGACGGTATGCAAGTGCGTGTGCAGGACCTGGCCGTCGTCCTCGTCCTTGTCGTAGCCCCTGTGCCGATTGATGTTCCTATTCGCGAAGATCACGGCGCTCGGGTGGCCTTCCGCAACTAACTTGATTAAGGCGCCTTCGAAGAAGTTCTCCTTGTGCCAATGCAACTCCTTGTCCACGAGTTCCGCGAAGTCCGGGTCCCTCAGGCGCCAGGAGTCGAAGGTCTTCTTGCTAATGTTAACCTTCCTACACGCCTCGCTCGCGTTGAAGTTGCTCCTCAGAAAGGCGTGAACGAAAAGGTGCTGGCGCGCCCTGAGCCCGGCCTTTTCTAACAGAGCTTCAATCCTGGCCACGCCGTTAACCTTCTTCTCGCACTCGTTAACTTTGTCCCAGAGCCATTTCAGCCTAGGTGAAAGCCTCTTGTACACGTAGTCCTGGAACGTCTTGACGGCGTCCGGTTTGCGGCCTTCTTCGATGGCCTCCTTGAGCGCCGGCCGGCGCTTCATCTGGTAGCGCAACGCCTCGTGCGTGAGGCCCAGCGCCTTCGCGATGCCGTTGTCCGAGTTCCCCTCCCTCGCAAGCCGATATGCGAGTACGTAGAACTCGTCCTTCCACTTGTACGACTTCTTTTCCTTTTCTAGGGTCATGACGACGCCCTCGCGCGAGTGACTGCCAAACACGAAGGTGCAGTCTAGCAGGTCTGCCCTATAAGATCAACCGTCTTCCTGGGAAGTGTCAAGGTCAGTCCGTGCAGACCCTTCGCGCGCGTGTCGGGTGTCCAAAAGCTGTGCCTTGTCCATATCAAAGTTAGTCGAGTCAACCTGGAAGTTCACGCTCGGGTCTGCGGCCAAGCCATGGCGGCGCAAGAGTCGCAGGAACCTTTTATGGTTCGCCTGGCTGAGCCACACCATCTTCTGGTCGAGCAAGCTCTCAGGCCCCGCCATCGTCCACTTGCGCCTCCCCGTAGTCAGGTCGCTAGTGCGCTTGTGGAAGATGATGAACACGAGGCAGCACTTGGTAAGCTCATCGAGAAAGTCTTTGCCGGGACTCACGTCAACTGCGTCGGGGCGCAGCTCCCAGCAGATGAGAGAATCTCGCAGGGGCGACAAGTAATGCGGGGACTGGATCATGAGGCCCAGCTTGTCGGGCCTATAATGAGGAACGGCATTACCAAAGCAGCCCATGAGCCACGCACACTCGAAGTGTTTGCACTCGCGAGGCCGGTCGTTATAGACTTTGCAGCCGTAAGGCCTCTGCCCCGGGTAGACGCGCCCAATCTGGATGAGATGCTCGCAAGGCGTGTGCGGAGGCTTGCCGATCGAGTTCACACCCAGCACCACGCAACAGGCGCTGCACTCACCGCAACCTTCGTTGCGGACTAGATTGCTGTTCTTGACCAGAAACACTCTTCACCTCCTTCTCGTTATCGGGCCAGTCCCACATGAGACAGGCGCTGTGTTTACCATTCCACGACCAGACTTGCGCCAAACTCGGGTTCACAACGTCGTCGCAGCACACGTGCGCGACGTAAAACTCCGCCTTCCTCCTCGCGCGCCAGTCCCAGCTGCCTCTATGGTTATAAACCCAGCGGCCTGGTGTGTCAAGCCACTTGCGCCGCTTCTCGCGCAGGGGCCTAGTGCCGGTGCCCACGAAAACCGGCTTACCATACTCCACGAAGCCGTACTTACTCAGGTATAACTTCCTAACCTTCTTGTGGAAGTGTTCGGCCTTGGCAATAGCCAGGAGTGAGTTGCCGCCGGCGCGCAGGGCGTTCGCTTCGACCAGTCGCCCGCGTTCGTCGAGCCAATCCGCGTAGATGAACATTTGCAGCGCGTCATGAGGCCTTTCGACTACCACGGCCCTGAGATTCCTTTCCTCCTCAGTCAGGTTCGGGGTCTCGACGAAAACCGAGTCACAGCATATGAACCACGCGGCGCGGTAAGGAGGCCTTGCCGCCATCACCTGCATTATCAGTTGGTCGCGGGCATTCAGCCACGTTAGCTCCTGCTTCTTGAAGTTACTCGCTAAAGACATCACACGCTTACCTCCTCTTTGAGCCTCATCGCGTCACGGATTTGGTAAATCCGTGCCCTCGTCACACCGAACTTCCTGGCTAACTCAGTGGGGGACTCACCCTTCTTGAGTAAACGGTAGACAGTCTTACTCCGGGCGCTGGGTTCGTTGTGGGCGCCGCGCAGCGAGCAGCCCGGCTTACCACACGATTGAACCCAGCGCCCGAGCCATGTACCGGGAACGAGGCGCGTGCGCCCGCAGTCGCAGACACAATGCCAAACCACATTCCCGTGGAACCTTTTCTTCGTCGGGCGCACGGCGAGGATTTGGCCGTACTTCCTTCCTTTTATCTTCAACGTCATACTAGGCCTCCACCTTTTGGTTTACCTTGTCCAACATGCCACGCGCCGCCGTCATCGCCATTTCTTCCGTGAACGCGGGAGGCATCATGAGTTCGGTCACGCCCTCGGTGACTTCCATATGGTCGCGCCAGCCCTTATCAAGCCGGTAGATGGCGCCACCGCACGACCGCGCCCTCGGGCCACAACCCCAAAAGCTGCCGAACAGCGCCGTCCGCAGGAACCAGCTTGAGAGCGAGTTAATCATACTCCCCGTGTCGATAGGTTCGCCCGCGCCCTTGATACGGTAAGAACTAAACTGCCTATGATAAGGATGGTCGAACACTTGGTTGCCGTAGCACCAGACCCAGACCTCGCACGAGTAGCCTGCGTCCTCGAGCAGGTCACAACTCGCGATCGCCGCGGCGCCGCGCCAGAACACCTTTTCCGGCGTGTCACCCGCGTAAGCGTCGAGGTTGCACAAGAGCGCCACGTGCTGGGGCGCGCACGAGTAGCGCCGATGGACGTCACTCATGTACTCGTGGTCACCACGCATAGCGCGGTCGAAGTCCACTTCCCCCGTAATCTCAGACCACTGGCGCTTGCGCTGCCGCGACTGCGGGGGAGGGAGTTCGCGCCTGAGCTTTTCGAGCATGTTGTTCACGATCCGGGCGCCCTCGGGGTTGGGATTCAGCAGCGCCGCGCGGACTTCGGGCCAGGCCCTAAGTCTTAGCTTCTGACCCCCCAGCGCGCCGTCGGCCCAACCGCCGAGCATGTTGTTGTAAATGCCGCAGAACTTCGCCCCGCGCTCCGCGGCGTCAACCACTTCCAATGGACCGTCGAAGAGCATCGCGTAACCTTTGAGCGTCTTATCCAAGAAGACTTTCACGACACACCCCCTTCCGTACCTCCGTTCTTCAAGCCGTCCAAAACTTTGGCCTTCTCCTCCGGCGACCAGCGGGTGAAGAAGATGTCCAAGACCTTACCCTTGTCCCACTTCTTCTTGACCTGCATCTCGTAGGCGTTCTTCATGAAGCGCGTGCTCATCACACGCCTCAGACCGGCGAGGTTGATGTGCTTGCGGACCTCCTGGAGCGTCGTGCGCAAGTCGTCGTCGGGGCACAACGCGGCCTCGACAACAGGGTCGTAGTCGCACTCCACGATCCCGATGCGAAAGCGGTCGATCGTGGCCTCGTCAAGCTGGTTGCGCCCGACGTACTGCCGGTCGGCGCCGCGGCCGATCGTGTTCGCGGTCGCGACGCAGACGAAATCGTCGTGTTGCATTGCCTTCGGCTTATCCACTCGATCGGGTACGTTGCAGTAGCGGTTCGCGAGCGCCGTGTTCACGCAAAGGAGCAAGTTCGGGTCGCTACCGTCTAGCTCGTCAAAGAGGAACAGTCCGCCCCCTTCGTAGATGTCGAGGAACTCGGTTCCCTGGAACTTGTTCTTCCCTGTTGTCAGGTTAGGGACACCGCGCCCCAGAAGGTGTGACTCGCGAATCCCTCCGGAGCACGAGATACTCCCGAACACCAGACCCAACGACTTCGCGACGAGTTCACCGATGTAGCTCTTGCCACAACCGGCCGGCCCCACGAGCAAGACGTTCATGCGGCACTGCGCCAGATCGAGCACGTGGTTGAACACACTCGGGAGCACGACGTTCTTGAGCTTGACGACTTTTCCGTCCGAATGCTTGACCTCCAGGACTTTGTGATAACCCGCACCCTCTTTGAGCTTCTTCACGTCGGCGCCCAGAGACGCGATCGCTTCGGTCATGGTCGCGATCGCCTTCGGCACGGCCTCCAACGTCACCTCGACCTCCCGAATGCGCCCGAGCAGGTATTTGAACCCTTCTCCTACCAAGCCGGCCTCAGGTGTGTCATTCGTCTCAGACTCGCTCGCGTTATGGTCAGAGTAACCAACACTCTTCTTGACCTTGTTTACGTAGGCCTTGACTGGACTGGCGCCTTCGGGGTCGAACTGCTCGATAAGGTTATCACTACTAGGGGTGCTCAGCGGCACAATCCTGTCCCACTCCTTGACGTTGATCCGCCACTTGAAACTACCAACACCGTCGCGGCGCACGATGCGCTTCATGTACATGCGGTTGAGCATCGCACGCAAATGGACGTGATCGTCCTTGCCCATCCCCATCTTGCTGAGGAGGCGCGAAGTGCCGACCCACGCGGTGTAGTTCTGCAGGTTGGCCTCCTGGAGGATGTCGAGCAGCCTGTTCATTTGGTCGGTCGTCACTGTTCACTCCTTTAACCTGAGATCGCGTCGTCTGCACAATGCAGAGTCTAGTAACGATCAGCAGATAGTATAGCAGAGCCTCTAGGCGCATACAAGGTCAGCTCTAGGGGCGCTCGGGAAGTTTCTTCTTACCGACGGCGCACGGTTCGTCGTGCGTGAATTCCGCGCCCGTGTCGAACTCGAACACCACGTCGCGCGCGTAGTACCTTTTACCACACTTGCCAAGGTCGAGGACACGCACTTTGGCGATTCCTTGACCTTTGACCGACAGCGCCGTGGCGCGGGCCTCTTCGAGGCCGCGATAACCAGTCGAATGGGGGTACCATTCGATCCCCCGCGGCCCGTTGCGGTAGACTTCGATTTTGAACACGTGTTCTCCTTTCGTTAAAACGCTCGCCGCGACGTTCGCGAATCGGGGCGCCATTGTATGCGCCCAGAGCGAATGCGACGCGCCAGGCTTCGTTTAATGCGATCTGGCGCCGTCGGTCACGCAGCGCCCTAGTTGTAATACTGGCGCCACTGGTCGTTATGCCCCTGCGACTGCCTGGAAGCAATCGCGTAAGCCCAGACGACGAGGAACGCAAGATAAATCCAGGACGAAGTTGCCATGACACACCTCCTAAGTTGGTCAGTTCATACTAACCAGCACGCTCTGGATGTCGGTTATCAGCCCCTTCATGTCGCTACGACACGGTGCGATCATGATTCTATCCGTAGTGATGTAGCACACCGAGGCCAACTCGGGTGAGTACACGAGGACTCTCACCCAAGCATTGATATACACCTGTCCGGGGTGAACCGATCCGTCTTCGAGCACCACCCTCTCGCACAGGCACCTAATGTCGAACAGCTTGATGTAACCGACGTTCTTGAGTTTCTTGGCCAGACTCTTCGCGGTGAACACTTTCGAGCCTCCTTTCTTACCATGACCGTGACCCTGACCCAAACCGTGACCATGACCCTGACCATGATCCTGACCGTGACCATGACCCTGATCGTGATCTTGACCTTGACCTTGACCCTGATCGTGATCGTGATCTTGACCTTGACCTTGACCTTGACTTCACTCGCAACACCTGAATAAATCGGAACACTGAAATCTCCTTTCTTACCATGACCGTGACCATAATCATGACCGTATCCATGACCATGACCGTGACCATGATCCTGACCGTGACCCTGATCGTGATCTTGACTGTGACCATGATCTTGACCATGACCTTGACCCTGACCATGACCCTGATCGTGATCTTGACCCTGATCGTGACCTTGACCATGACTTTGACTTTGACTTCACTCGCAACACCTGAATGAATTGGAACACTGAAATCTCCTTTCCTAATGTGACCGTGACCATGACCGTAGCTCTGACCTAAACCTTGACCGAGACTGTGAAAATGACCTAAACCATGCCCATGACTTTGACTTTGACCGTGACCATAATCGTGATGCTGACTCTGATCGTGACCGCGACCATAACTGTGACCGTCCCCTCGACCTTGACCTTGACCTAAACCTAAGCCACGGCTGTGGCGACGACCACAGCCGTGCCCTCGACCTTGACTGTGATTGTGACTTCACTTGCAACAGATGAGTGAATTGGAACACTGAAATCTCCTTTCCTAATGCTTATGACCATGACCATGACCATGACCCTGATCGTGACCATAACCTTGACCATAACCATGACTTTGACTTTGACCTTGATCGTGACCCTGACCGTGACCATGACCATGACCATGACCATGACCCTGATCGTGACCTTGACCATGACCATGACCATGGTCGTGACCTCGATCTTGACTGTGACTTCGCCTGCAACACCTGAATAAATCGGAACACTGAAATCTCCTTTCTTTTCTTACCGTGTCTTCGACCGAGACTGTGAAAATGACCTAAACCATGCCCATGACCCTGACCGTGTCCATGACTTTGACTTTGACTTTGACCTTGACCTTGACCATGGCCCTGACTGTGACTTTGACTTTGACTGTGTCCTCGACCGTGACCTTGACCATGACTTTGACTTTGACTTCACTCGCAACAGATGAGTAAATTGGAACATTGGAGCCTCCTTTCCTAATGTGACCATGACCATGACCTTGATCGTAACAATAACCTTGACGCTGATCGTGACCCTGACCGTGTCCATGACCATGACCGTGACCATGACCACGACCATGACCATGATCCTGATCGTGACCATGACTGTGACTGTGACTTTGACCGTAACCATGACGATGGCCGTGCCCTTGACTTTGACTTCACTTGCAACGCCCGAATGAATTGGAACATTGGAATCTCCTTTCTTACCATGACCATAATCATGACCATGACCATGACAATGGTCCTGACCGTGACCGTGACCATGACCATGCCCATGACCCTGACCGTGTCCATGACTTTGACTTTGACTCTAACTTTGACCTCGACCTTGACTTTGACGGTAACTTTGACTGTGACTTCACCTGCAACACCTGAATAAATCGGAACATTGGAATCTCCTTCACTACGAGGGGGTCTTGACCGTTTGTGTAGTCAAGACCCCCTCCCGACCAACAACATCAAACGGCCTCACGAAGCAGATCGTGGGGCCACGGAGCGACGCTCACGACCGACGATAGATTCACCATCACTTCGTCGGGGTAAGGCTCGACCTCCATCCCTTCGGCCCGGCCGTCACGCATGAAGTCGTTAAACCTCCCGGTATCCGGGATGAATGCGGACTCGCCCAGGAGCATGAAGTCATAGTCCACGGCCTTGAGAACTCCGACGTAGTATTCGGTGGCCGTCTTGACGAAGTATTTCTCTCCGACCTTGAGCATGAGTGAACTCCCGATGTCATCCAGAAAGTCCTGCGCCGCCAGTTCGGCGTTAGGCTGTTTCGCTTTCGTTGCCCGAGCCAGCCCGCCCCCGCGGGGGTGTCTGGCCAGGCGTTGCAGAGCCGTCCTTCTCACAGAAGCCCTCCTTTGACTGGGGGGGGGCGCAAATGCGCCCCCACACACGTATGATCGCTACTTACCCTTGACCTCCTTCACCTTCTTGACCTTGTACTTGCCCAGATTGAAGTTAGGTTCGGCGCTGTTCTTCATGTAGCGCAGCGCCTTCTGCCCGGCGGCGGACTCCGAGTTCGACTCGACGTCCTGGAGGATGTCGTGGCCCTTGTAGTAGCCACTCACACAGGACATCTGCACGCGGAACTTTTTCGCTTTCATGGTCACTCCTCTGGGTCGATTGGCTCGTCGGCGTCGTAGTTCGAGTCGGTCAAGACCTCCTCACGATAACCTTTCAGGCGCTCGGCCTTGCAGTCCTCGCAGACCCGCGCCAGGGGGATCCCGCGCGCGTCGTTCTCCCACCAACTCGGCTTCCCAGAACCACAGTTGCACGGACGCATGTCAAGTCTCCTTAGAGAGAGTAACCCCGATCGACCAGACGCTCCAACACCCGCTCGTAGTGCCAACACTTCTTGTTGTACGTGAAGCCACGACACGAGCAACTAAGATAGCCGGTCTTAGTGTTCAGCGTAACGCGGTGGCGCGTCCCCTTGTCAGTCCTGGACTTGAAGTGCGCCAGGAGCTTGTAGAGCTTGCTCACGACCAACCTCCTAGAGACGGGCGCCCGCACAGTGCAGAGCGCCTAGTTGTAGTTGCGAATCACAGACTCGGATCGTCTTGCATCAGGTGACACTTCAACTCGACCGCCATCTCCGCGACCTTCGTCGCAATCCGCTGATAGTGCTCGCACAAAGCAACGCTCCAATCATCCTTCTCACCCTCCATACAGTTTGCGTCACGCTGGAGGGCCGCCGCGACAGCGGTTAGAAGGTCAACGGCGCCCACATTGTCGTCAAGCTCAGCGATCTTGATTTCAAGCTCTTGATAGTCCACGTCAAGCCCTCCTTCGTTAGAGACCCAGTTTGCTCGCAGTGCGGACGACCGGAGCCTCCCTCGTGACTTCCTCGTACACGTAGCCACTCAGCTTCCGACTCCGACTCACTTTCACGACGGTGAAGGGCCCAGCGCCGCACGTTACGCACGAGCGAATGACGGGGGCCTTTTTGACGATCACCACACCGAAGTCGTGAAACCGCGTCGTCAGCGGCATGTTGCACCGAGGACAGTGGATGTCAAGCATCATCGTGACCTTCTTCACCCGCTTCTTCGTCGTGGTCTTCATCGTCGTCCCTCCCTCTGAGGGGGCTGCGCGGTGCAGGCCCCCTGGTTAAGTGGATCACTTCTTCAACGCGGTCGAACAAGGCGAGAAGTAGTAGTGCTCACCGAGGTCGTCGTTCGTCTTAACCACTTTGAGCAACGCCTTGCAGTGCGGACAAGACTTGACCTTCGGCACGCTCGGGAGCAACACGACCTCGGCGCCGTGAAAGCCCTTCACGACTTCGCGATCGCACCGTGGGCAGCGTAAATCGACCATCTTCATCGTCGTCCCTCCCTCTGAGGGGGCTGCGCGGTGCAGGCCCCCTGGTTAAGTGGATCACTTCTTCAAAGTCACCACACTATAGTCGTCGAGCACCCGACTGCCTTCCTTCCTCAACGCCTTCTTGATGAAGGCATCACTCGGCGTGCCCTTGACGTAGAAGTCGATCTGCCTGTCGTCGCCACCAGCGTGAACCCACGCCGTAACCCGATGAGTATAGCCCTTCGCCGCCATACGCTTATCCCGCCTGGCAATCAGATCGCGTTCCTTCGCCGTTACCTGATCGTACTCGGCGTTGAGCTTGGCCATGAAGCACGTCTCACACAGGCCCGTGCGATTGCTAGCCGGGTCTACGAACTGAGTGCCCTTGCAGCGGGGTCGAGCACACGACACAATTTCAGCCGGGCCACACAGCGACTCGAAGTCGGCGTCCGTAACCTCGTCCCATGTGGCCTCTTTGTTATGACGGAACAGTCGCGCCCCGTCAGACTTCCGGACTTCGACTTGGAGCCCGTAATGCGGATACAGCCAGCTACACGGGGAAACTGTGGCAGTCAAAGTTTCCTTGCCCTGCGTCCACGTCTTCGTCAACCTCGTCAGCGACATTTTCGTCTCCTTGTCACCCTCGATCGTGTCGTCTGTCTGCACAGTGCAGAGCAGAGTCTAATAACGATCATAAGAAGATTATAGCACAGTCCCTAGGCGCACACAGGCTCATTTCTAGGTGAAAACAAATAATTTTTCGCGCCCGAAATTTCACCAAGATTTCGTCCTTTTTTTCGAGAGAGGAATCGTGTATTTTATCTTCTGATCGTTTGTTTGCACTGTGCAACGCGATCACAGGTGACAAGGAGACGAGCGATGCCTGAATACCTGTGTGACAGGCTGATGAAGCACACGATCCCTGTACTCCGCAAGCTCGCCGAGGGGTTCGGCGCCTACGTACCAGACAAGCGACTCCCCAAGAGAAAGATCGCCTGGATCGTCGCGGGCGCCATGCTCGCGGAGGGCGCCGGCGAGCCAGACCCCAAACCCCGGAGACACTGGTACGCACTCGAGGTCTACCCGAAGTGCGAGATCAAAGCCAGGAAGGAGCTCCTTCGCCAGGCCAAAATCCAATTCCTCAACGAGGAAGTCGGCCGCATCCTCATCCCCCGCTACCGCAACGTCGAACTCAGAAAGGGTACCCGAGTCGTCCTCAGAAGGCGCAGGTTCAGAAACTACCTTCTCATCCACGCAATCGACTGCCCGGAAGTCCGGGAACTCGTGCGCCGCTGCCGCTTCACGCGCAGTCGCCTCATGCTCTGCGACGAGTTCGACGAGGAGGGGTTCGCGAAGACGAACAAGGACGGTGAGATTATGACCACACTCAAGAAGGTCAGGAGCCTTCTCAACCTTCCCAACCGGCCCGTGAAGCTATCGGACGAAGAGGCCGAGCGCATCCTCCGTGAACACCGGGAGAGCGCCGACAGGTCCAAGGACGGGGTCAAAACCGGCTTCAAGCCCGGGGACCCGGTCAAGATGGTCGACTGCATGTACGAGGGCCTCTCGGGCAAGGTGGTCGTCGTCAACGGGGAAGGGACGGCCGACCCCGTAGTCAAGGTCGAAGTCTTTCTGGTGGGGCGCCCCGTCGTGGTGGCGCTCAAAAGTTTCCAAGTAAGCCTGGAGGACTGATCCGTGGCCAAGAAGAAGCAGTGGGACTTACTCGTGTTCCTTTCCTGGACTGCGAGCGTGATCGAACGCTACGGTTATGCGTCGCGCAAGGAAGACAACCCGACCTACCGCGTCGTGCTCAAGTACCTCGAACCTCAACTAGGAGACCGATACCCGGAACTGACTGCGAAGCAAACGACCAGGCGCAACGAGCTTCACCCCAAAAAGCGCCACGTCAATCTCGCCGCGGGCGCAATCGCGTTCGCGAAGGCCCTCGACCTCGACGACAGGGACGGGCAGTATTGGCACAACATTCACAAGGTCGCACTCTCGGGAAGCGTCACGGAGAACGTCGCAGGTCTCGCGGCAAGCATCGTTCACCAGTACAACGAATTCCGGCGAAAAAACAGGGCTTGACGACGCCAAGACGTCCGCTTATATTTTCGGCTCATGGGGCTAGTGTAGTCAGTCCGTCTAGTCCGTTGAGGTGCGTGATGGGACTCGCGTGGGACGCATCAGGTGAGACTTACGAGGACGTGAAGCTCCTCATTGACAGCCAGGTTCACAAGTTCTTCGCCTACTACGGCCAGGACTACGTCAAGTCACTGTGCGGCCCGTTCGAGGAGTTGAGGGCCGACTGCGACCAGGCTTTCATGACGGCCTACCTGTCTTACAAGGAGGAGTACGGCAAGTTCTCGTCGTGGGTAGCCTACAAAGTGTGGAAGTTCATGCTCGACGCGCTGCGCAGGGGCGCGAGCAGGGAGCGGGTCACGGCCAGATACAGGAAGGAGGTCGAATCACGACCAACTACCACGAGCAACTTTAACCTGTTCACGTTCATGCGCTCACTGCCTGACGACGCACGCGAGGTCGTCAGGCTCGCAATCCTCGACACGCCGGGTGAAGTCTTCCTCTACCTGGCCGAGAAGAGGACGAACTCGCCCAAGCTCGTGCGCGGGGCGCTGCGCGAGTACCTGCGCGACCTGGGGTGGGCGCGCCGTCGAGTGACCGAAAGCTTCAGGCAAATTCAGGAGGCACTCAGGCCATGAAGAACCAGAAGAGCCAGAAGATGACCATGCTCATCGGGCAACTGATTCGCCTGGTGAGTGGATCGCACAGCTACAAGCACATGCACGACGCGCTCATGGAGCAGCGTCGCGTGGTGCAGAACCTGTTCTACGAGGCCGTAGGTCACTACCCGAGCGAGGAAGAGTTGGAACAGATCGACCCTATTTTCAAGGAGCTTATCACCAAGTCATGACCGAAAAGAAGCTCAAACCGCTGAACGTCAAAAAGAGATTCATCGTCGCGGAGATCAGCAAAAACTGGAACATAAAGGAAGTTAACTACCCGGACACGCTCATGTCACAAGACTTCGAGAAAGTCCTCGAGGTCAACCTGGAAAGAGGCTACAGGCTGCACTCGTACAAGCTGAGCCAAATCATGTCGTCACAGGACAACATGCTCGAAACCATCATCGCGGTCTTCGAGAGGATCGAGGAGGAACAGTCATGACACTCAACCAACTCACGGTGTTACTCAAGGCCAAGCACGCGCCAATCGGCGAGTGGGGTTACTCGAACGACGAGGAGGCGGCAGTCAACCTCCTCGTCGAAAGGGGCCTTCTCGAACCGTGTTTCGTCAACGACGACGAGAAGCCAATCGGCATCTACCGGCACAACCACGGCAACATGCTCTGCCCCACGACGAAAGGGGAGGACCTCATCCGGGACGTTTTCCAATTCATCACTCAATTGGAGGGCAAATAAGAAAGGTCGCTGTGAACCAGACCGACCCCATTTTCAAGGAGCTAGTAACCCAATCATGAACCAAATTACACAGCTAGCGGCTGTGATCGGCGAGAAGTGCCAAATCCAAGACACCCTCGACGAGATCCAGGAAGCGATGAAAAACAACGACTTCGCAACCGCTTACCTCAAAATCGGATACCTCATCGCGTGCTGTGACAAGCTCAAGAACGTGGCTATGAACCTCTTCAACAAGATCAAAGAGGAGCAGTCGTGACTTGGTACAAGGCAAGCCGAGTACCTATCCACGAAGCCTACACCCACCAAGGCAACTATTGGATCGTCCGCAAGAACGGCCATCACGACCTGTTCTACCGGGAGTGGGACAACAAGGAAGTGACCAAACTACTCTACCGGGCCTCGCTCGGCGAGTGCAAGCAACGCGCCGAAAGGCACCATCACGAACTGACCCTAAGGGCCACGGCACTGAGGAAGTAACACCATGGGAATCCTCGCAGACCACCAGATCAAAGATCATCCCGGGCTCAAGATCGAACCCTTCCACGAAGGACTGAACGCTGAGAGTATCATCAGCTTCGGACTGTCGAGCTACGGCTACGACATCAGGCTGGGCTACTTCTTCAAGGTCTTCACCCCGACCTTCACGGCCGTAGTGGACCCGAAAGCCTTCAGTGACAAGACCTTCATCGAGCGTGACTTGCGACTTCGCGGTCACACGTGGGCCCCAGACCGCAAGTACAAAACTCTACGCGACGACATCCACTGGCACTGCGTCCACTGTCAGGTCGGTGGGGGACCGTTCAAACTCGCCGACAAGCCGACGGAGCAATTCAACCCAAACCCTACAACTACGCGAATCGACTCGCCGTGCCCCGCGTTAGAGCAGCCAGAGCAATACCTGCTCATCCCTCCGAATTCCTTCGTGCTCGGCGTCTCGCTAGAGCACATCGAGGTTCCACGCGACGTACTCGCAATCAACCTGCAAAAGAGCACCTACGCACGCTGCGGAATCAACACGCACGCGACGATCCTCGAGCCGGAGTGGCGCGGCTACATCACGCTAGAGATTAGCAACACGAGTTCGCTACCGGCCAAGGTCTACCCGGGCGAAGGCATCCTTCAACTGATCTTCCTACGCACAGACGGGCACAACGAGGCCGTGCTCAACACGGTCAGGCGACTGTGTGGCCAGGAGGCGCAGAGCGACCAAAGAATCCACGGGCGCCCGAGCGCCGCGAGTCTCCTGGCAGCAGCCGAGACTCTACTCCATCACGAACTATCACGCGGCACCTGTCGCGTGAGCTACGCCGACCGCAAGGGTCGCTACCAGGATCAAGGTTCGACGCCCGTTACCCCGTTCGTCGCCCGGTCACAAGGAGTGACTGATGAACACGTTCTCGGAGAGAGCGATCGTGTGCGAGAAGGCCAGGACGAAGTGCCTTCTGAGTGACAAGTGGCTGGAATACTTCGTCTGGTTCGAGGTGCAAATCACCAGATTCGGGGCGCCCTGGGGCGAGGGCCTGGCAAAGAGGGTCGAATATGACGATTTCACTATTCCCCGAAGTCCCGTCACCGGCGCCTAAGGGCGTGTGCTACGAGTGGGGCTTCGCCTACGTCAAGGTCAAGGTCTGGCGTCCGCCTCCACAGATGGTTGTCTTCGGGGCGCCCGACGAACACCCGATGATTGTGACCCGTGCGATACCAGTCCTCGTCGTCTGGTTCCACAACGAGACCGAAGGATTGGCCAAGCTCCCCCGAGACTGGAACGTCACCAGCGTCAAGCTAAAGGAAGGCCTCAACACGAGCAGTTTCTACGAAGACCTGTTACGCTTCCTAAAGATAAAAGGAGAGCAGTCGTGACCCCTCCACAGAACGAGAGCTACACGAGCCACACGTACATCGCCGGCACCGACGAGCACAAACTCATCCTCGAAGAGTTCAATAGGCTTATCGGCAACCTCGAGGCGCTGAACTTCACCGTCAACCGACACGACAAAGGACTCAAGGTGAGCATCGAGATCGTGTTGGACTTGGAGAACGTATGAGCGACCTAGAACTCTACAAGTTTCAGCGCAAAGGCGTCCGTCTCATCGACAAGAGCAACGGGCGCGCGCTGCTCTGCGACGAGATGGGTCTCGGCAAGACCATCGAAATTTTGTCCTGGTACGTAAACTTCCTAGACCCGCGCAAAGACAAGATCGTAGTCGTGTGCCCCAAGAGCGTCACTTACGGATGGCAGCGGGAGGCTTCGTCCAAGTTCGACCTGGACTTAGAAGTCCTCAGCAAGCGCACACCCCCACTGGGCAAGTTCAGGGTGGGCAATGGCTACGTCATCAACTACGACATCCTTTGGAACAAAGGCAAACGTCGTAGTTGGTTAAAGTTCCTTCGGGCGCTCAGGCCCAAGCTCGTGGTGATCGACGAGGGTGTCTACGTCAAGAACAGGAAGGCCAAGCGCACGAAGGCGGTCAGGGACTTGTGTTGGAACGTCCCTCACGTCGCGGTCTTGAGCGGCAGTGGCTGTATGGACCACTTCCCCGCCGAAATGTGGGTGTCGCTGAACATTCTTTGGCCGGAAAAGTTCCCGAGCTTCTTCCCCTTCGGCATGCGCTACTGCGACGGGAAGAAAGGCACGTTCGACTACGAGTACCGGGGCGCGACGCACACGCGCGAGCTAAACAGGAAGCTGCGCAAGCTCGGCATGATCCGCAGGCGCAAGCAGGACGTGCTCAAAGACCTCCCCGAGACCACGACGACGATCACGCCCGTGGAGATCGTCGGGCGCAGCCAGTACAACAAGGCGTACTCCGAATTCCTCTCGTGGTTGAAGGCGTTCAACCCCAACAAGCTGGACAAGGCGAAGAAGGCAATCGCGCTCGCAAAGGGCACCTACCTACTCTCGCTCTTGGGAAGGTTAAAGCTACCCTACATCATCGACTGGGTCAAAGACTTCCTCGAGTCGAGCGACCAGAAGCTAGTCCTTTACGGCGTCAACCGCGACAGCTTCGTCCACAAGCTCTACGAGAAGTTCAAGCCAATCTCGGCGGTCGTG